CAAAAATCAAAATGACAAATCAGAATGGAAAAACCTCAGGAAAAGGCAGCTCTACCATCTAGCATTCCGGAAGATCCTTCACCCGCAAATCCCCCCTCTCAGGATAAGAGGGGTCTAAGGGGAGTTACGACCAGATACCTCTACGCTATCATAAACCCCTTTGTCCCCCTTATCCTAAGGGGGATATTAAGCGAGAGCCCAATTGCACCGGAGCTTGGCGCCTGAAAGCTCCTTCCCCCTCTCCCTCGATGGGAGAGGACCAAGGTGAGGGTGAAACAGGACAAAATCTCCTTGCCCTTTTAGAACAAGCGTGCTAATTTATTCACCATCATGGAAACTGAACTGCTCTGGGAGTTGTTGCCCGAGGAATTTCCTTACGAGGATAAGGGTTGTGAGCTCTTTCCCTCATGTCTTAACTGTCCCTTCCCCGATTGCTTTAAGGAAGAGCCCTGGGGGAAGGAGAGGTTCTTAAAGCGCAGGCGAGCCCAGAGGATGCTGGAGTTGAAGCAGGAAGGCAAGAGCGTTAAGGAGATTGCCCGCATATTTGAAGTGAGCCCGAGAACGGTGCAGAGGTGGCTGAAGGCGGTCAGAAATTAAAAGTCAAAGGTCAAAAATCAAAATGACAAATAAGAATGCAAAGTGCAAAAGTAAATTTTTGGTTGTTGCTCTGTAATGCTGATATTTGACTTGTGATCTTTGAACTGTTTCTAGAGATGACTGATTTTACCCCGTCCCAACTAGCCCGCCTGGATACCACCCGCCTGGCATCCTACCGCACCAACCTGGATTTCTACAACGGCAGCCAGTGGCAGCAGACATCACGCCACCGCCAGCTCGTGTTCAACTACGCCAAAGTCTCCGTCGACAAGGTGACCAGCTTCCTTATGCAGGGACTCGGCTTCGCTTGTTATCCTGACTCAACAAACTCAACAAACACAATGAACTCACTAAACGCCCGCGTCCGCAGGGCCGAGCAGCTCCTTCACCAGGTCTACGACAAGAACACTCTCCAGCAGCTCGATTACGAGACCGAGATTGATACCGCCATCCTGGGCGACGGGTGCTACAAGGTCACATGGGACCCGGATGAGAAGCGAATTCGTATCACCGCCCCCGACGTGTCGGGGATCTTCGCCTGGTGGCTGGGAGACGACGCCTCCCGGGTCTGGAGAGTAGCTTCCAGATACACACTCACCAAGGACGAAATAGCCATCCTGTACGGACAGAGCATCCCCAAAAACCAGGCCACCATCACCGAGCTCTGGACGGCTAAGGACTTCTCCCTTTACCTGGACAGCGACGTTATCGAGTCCAAGCCCAACCCCTACGGCTTCATTCCCTTTATCATCTTCCCCAACGTCAAGAAGCCCAAGCAGTTCTGGGGCGAGTCCGATATCCCTGTCCTCACCCAGCCACAGAGAGAGCTGAATAGAGCTTTGAGCCAACTGTCCCGGATACTGGAGCTGTCAGGGAATCCCATCGCCGTCCTGGAGAACGTGGCCTCGGCCGAGGACATCCAGGTCCAGCCGGGCGCCCTGTGGACTATCCCCGAGGACGCTAAGGCTTATCTCCTGGACCTCCTCCAGGGAGGCGGAGTCAGGCTACACATAGACTACATCGACACCCTTTACCGGTCTCTACATGACATCTCCGAGATGCCCAGGGCAGCCTGGGGAGGCATAGAAAGAGATCTCTCCGGCACAGCCCTCAGAATAGAGCTCAGCAGCCTTATACAGAAGGTCATACGGAAACGCATCATCAGGACCAACGCCTACCACCAGCGAAACGACATGATATTAAACCTTGCCGACAAGTACATGGGCGAGAACTTCGAAGGGGTCAACCATAGAGTCGTATGGGGCAACATCCTGCCCCAGGACGTCACCACCCAGGCCCAGACCGAGCAGGTCCTGGTCCAGGCGGGAGTCCACAGCAGAAGGACCGCCATGGACGAAATGGGGATCCAGGACCCCGACCAGGAGTTCGGCTGCTGGCTGGAAGAAAGAAAGAAGATCCTGGAAATGAACAGGGAGTTCAGGGCACAGTCCACACGTGGCGGAGCGAGAGAGAGGGCGACAGCCGCGGACACGGAACTGCCTGAATAATGTCATTGCGAGGAACGCAGTGACGAAGCAAACTCGAAAAGGAGCAACTATGCCAGAAAACGAAAAGAAGAAAGAAGAAGCCCAGGAAACTCAACAAACTGAAGGAACGCCAGAAACTCTTGTGGCCATCAAGGCCGAGCTGGAGGAAGAAAAGAAAGCTAAGGCAGCCGCCGAGGCAGCCCTGGCCACCAGGGACACTCGCATCGCCGAGCTGGAGGCCTCCCTGAATGTAGTCTCCCAGGCCAGCGAGACGGCAGCCGCCGAGCTGGGCCAGGCCAAGGAAGCTCACTCCAAGGCAGTCACCAAATACCTGGACATGGCCCGAGCCCTCAATTCCACCATTCCCCCCGACGTCATCACCGGCGGCACCACCGAGGAGATAGACGCCTCACTGGAGAAGGCCAAGGCCATCGCCGACTCCGTGAAAAAAGCCCTCGAGGCCCAGGCCAGGGAGGCTAAGGTCCCGGCCGGAGCCCCACCCAGGGGTGAGATATCCCTGGAAGCCTTGTCGCCCAAGGAGAAGATCGCCGCTGGACTACAGCAGGGAAGTCAAAGATAAAAATGCAAAACGCAAAAATACAGAGTAAAAATCAGAAGTTCTACATTCTGCTTTGTCATTTTGGTCTTTTATCTTTGATCTTTGATTTTCGAAAGGAGGAAATATGTCGATACTATTAGCAGAAGCCAGCAAATTCTCGACCGATATCCTCGTGAAGGGTATCATCGAGACCATAATCAAGGAGAGCCCCATCCTGCAGAAGATGCCCTTCATTCAGATCACAGGCAACAGCCTGAAATACAACAGGGAGAAAACTCTCCCCACCGCCGCCTGGTATGCGCCGGTCACCGGTACCTGGGCCGCCAGCCCGCCCACGTTCGAGCAGTGCACCGCCTCCCTGTGCGTCCTGGGAGTGGACGCCGACGTGGACAACTTCCTCAAATCGACCAGGAGCAATGTCCAGGACCTGGAGGCTGCCTGCATAGAGCTTGCCGCCAAGGCCGTCAGGAACGAGTTCGAGAACGTGTTCTTGAACGGAGACGTGCTCTCCGACGCCAACCAGTTCAACGGCCTCTATAAGACCCTTAAGGGCACAGCCTGGGCAGCCAGCACCGCTTACGTACTGGGAGACGTCGTCGTGCCTACGGCCGGCCTCGAGAACGGGTTCCGCTACGAATGTACCACCGCCGGCACGTCCGGAGCCTCAGCTCCCACCTGGTCAACCGTAGAGGGCGGCACCACCACCGATAACACGGTTACCTGGACGACCCGATTCGGCTGCCACCTCGGCTCAGGAGCCAACGGGGCCACCCTCGCCCTGGACAAAATCGACCGCCTCATTGACCTGGTCAGAGGGGGCAAGCCCGACTTGCTCTTGATGAGCCGAAGAACCCGCCGCAAGATCGTCGCCCTTTGCCGGGCCGCCGGCCAGAACCTCTTGATCGGAGAAGGCAAAGCCGGTGAGGTCATCGAGTACTTCAACGGCATCCCTGTGGCCATCTCAGACTGGGTCAGGGACAACTACACCGTAGGGTCCTCAACCGACTGCTCCGCCATCTTCGCCTTCCAGATGGGAGAGGGGGCAGTGGCCGGCCTGACCAGCCCGGAGATGCTGCAGATCGAGCGCCTTGGCTCCCTGGAGACCAAGGACGCTTCACGTACCAGGATTAAGTGGTACGTCAGCATGGCCGACTTCTCAATCGTCAAGGCCGCCATGCTCACGGGGGTGAGAGACTAATCGAAAAGCAAAGTGCAAAATGCAAAAATACAGAGTAAAAATCGAAAGGTTTTGCATTTTGAGTTGTCATTTTGATTTTTGATGTTTAACTTTTGATTTCTTTACAGAAACTGACATGAACCTAACCCAAATGCGAGCCAGGGTCCGTGAGGACCTGCAGGATACCGACAGCCAGAACTACCGCTGGACGGACGACGAGGTAGAGGGCGCCATCGACAGGGTAGTTATGGAGTACTCCCTCCACGCCCCGATAGAGCAGGAGGACGATATCGCCACCACCGACGGAGACATAGAGCTCGATGTCTCCTCCCTTACGGGCCTCCTCAAGATCGAGTCCGTGGAGTTCCCGGTCGGCAAGTCCCCGAAGTATATGCAGCACATAGAGTACTGGGCCGGTAACCTTTATATGCAGGACGAAGGAGACGGCACCGACGCCAGGGTAAGATGGCTTAAGAAGCACAGCCTGGACGGAGACTCTACCACCATCCCCGCCGAGCATGAGGAGATCATCGTCCTGGGAGCCACCGGTTACCTGGCCATGTCGGCATCGGCAGCCACAGTAGACAGAGCCTTCATTGCTGGCCACTATGGCACCACCAGCTACAAGGCCTGGGGCATAGAACGCCTGAAACGCTACGACCAGAAGCTCCGGCAAATCGCCCAGGGAAACCGGGTAACCAGGAGACAGCTCTACACGGAAGATTAAAATGCAAAATGCAAAGAGCAAAAACACAGAGCAAAAATCAAGAAGTTTTACATTTTAATCTGTCATTTTGATTTTTAACTTTTGAGGTTTGATTTATGGTAGAGAAAGGAATCTTGAAAAACTATGATGCCATAAACCACCGAGCCAGCATACAGCTCGTCGGGTCCCTGACGACCTACTTCGATAATCTCAAAGTCGCCAGGAACATCGCTTCAGACCAGATGGTAATAGGCCGACACGTGTTTATCGCCATCCCCGACAACAACCCTGGCAACGCCACTATCATCGCCGTCTTTGACCCGTAACGGGAGGAGGAAGCATGAAGAAACTAAAAGGAGCAATCAAGAAGATGAGCAAAGTCAAGGAAGCAATCGAAAAGGAGAAAACCAAAGAAGGCCTTCCCAAAGAAGCCTTCGCCATCGTCGAGGACCCCGACGATCCCGAGACCTGGAAGCTGCCCCATCACACCAAAGCCATTCTCAGGGCCAGAGATCGTCTCGATATCGAGAAGACTGTGGACTGGGATAGGATGCCCGCCGCAGTGGCAGCCCTCAGCAGGGGCGGTTACCGCGGAGAGAGAGTCCAGGCTTCGGCCGAGGACATCATCAGGGCCGCCCGCCACCTGGCCAGGCATTATGAGGCAGCCAGGAAGCCAGTCCCTGACACTTTGGGAGCCCTTATTTAAGTCTCCTCTCCCTCGATGGGAGAGGAAGGTGAGGGTGCCCTGGAAAAGAGGGCCTTCCTTGAGCCTCTCAGAGCCGTTCCACACAATTCCCCTCTTAAGGTAAGAGGGGCCAGGGGAGTTATGAAAAAGGAGTAACGATGGCACAACAACGGAATCCTTCCAACGGAAGGGCCAGCCCGACCTTGGTGGAGGTTTTCAGCGATTTATTCCGGGCCGTCGCCAGGCCCGCCGTCACCATCATCTTTGCCGCCGTCATTGCCCAGGTCGTCGTCGAGGGAATCGACGTCCCCCAGTGGTTTCTCGGCCTGGCTATCCCTTGCATTACCTGGTGGTTCGCTGAACGGACCGTAACCCATATCAAGAACCAATGACCTTCCTTGAATTCCTGCGCAAAACTTTCGGCCCGGAAGGCATCTTTTCATCAGGACAGGAAGGTCACGCCTTCCTCATAGGTATAAGCGAGGTCATATGTCCCTGGAAGCCAAGATGGGATATGCCACCCGACTATACCGCCAACGGCAACCCGCTATACGAATACCATTACTACATGTTCGGCCGGGCCGCGGGGATCCTGGCCTGGCTCGCCATCTGTTGTGTTATCAGAGTAGTCCTTTTCTGAATCCCCCTCTTAGGATAAGAGGGGACAGGGGAGTTATGAGAACTTTATCGGACATGCTCTTAGCCGCACAGAAGAAGGCCCAGCGCCTCCCCTACGTCGAGGCTAAGGCCTATGACTACGAGCAGGGCATTAAAAGACTTTACTTTACTAGACTTTATCAGGGTACCGAGCCCGACAACCATCACGGCATTGCCTTCGATGGCCAGGGCTCTATGCACCGCATCAGGGCGGCAGCCGACAACAAGCTCTACCACCAGAAGGTGGCCAACCCCGGCCCGAGCTCGGACTATTCCCAGTGGACGGAGCTCGCCACGGACTGCTACGGTCCTTGTGCCATAGCCGCCTATGGTGCTAAAGTCTATGTTTTCTACCGCACCACAGAGAACGCCCTCTGGAAATACTACTCGCACGACTACGGCCAGTCCTGGAATGACGCTCAGCTCGTAAGTTACGCCGATGTCCTCTCCATGGCCGCTTGCTGGTGGGGCACCGGCGACATTGTCGTCTGCTTCGCCCTTAAGTCCGCCGAGCTCAACGCCATAGTTCTTGACACCTCAACTCAAGCGACTCAACAAACTCCTTGGGCGGACGGAAATCACCCCTTACTTTCCACGTATGGCATCGGAGTTACCTACAACGCCTCCCTTGATCAATGCGAGGTAGTCCTCGCCGGCAAGGAGTCCGATTCCCCCTATGACCACTACGACTTGTTCAGGACGAAGCTCAGCAGCGCCTACAACTTCCTCTCCCTGGAGAGCTTCCTCATGGCCCCGGACGGAGAGGACACCACCTATGAGTACCCCGACTGTCATCTCCCAACCAGCCCCCAGGACTACGAGACCAACCGCACTGTCGCAGTCGAGAAGTTCACCGGCACGACCGCCTACACCCGCCCCCTTACCTGCCACATGGTAAAGGGCACATATTGGTCCGATACTACCTTCACCGAGCCCAGGCCTTTCCTGGATATCGGTCCAGCCTACGGCTTGAGGCTCCAGACCACCAGCGACTACTGGTGGCTCTCTACGCCCGCCGGAGTCTGGAGAGCCCCCCGCCCCGCCGATTCGCCCCTCGACCTGACCAAAGACATCGTCAAGCTGTCCCAGTCCCGCCCAACCCGAGGAACTCAAGCAACTCTAGCTATTGAACTCGACAACTCCAAAGGACAATACGCTTCGCTTGGAGAGGGGACACTCGCTTCGCTTCGCTTCCGCTCCGAAATTAACCTCCGCTTGGGCTACAAGACAACCAAGGGGGACGAGGCAGTACAGGCCGGCACCTACTGGATAGACTCCTGGCAGTACTCTATGACGCAACAAACCCAATCAACTCTGACACTTTTTTGCCTCGATGGCTGGGGACTCATGCAAAGATGGTCAGCTCGCTTTCAGATGAGATGGAACAAGGACGACGTCAACCCCAGGTCCGTCTGGCAGATCCTCTACCAGCTCCTCGCCAGAGTCGGCATCAAGCTCACCAACACCCCGCCCAAGCCCCAGTCCTCCGCCATCAACAACTTCTACCCGGACTTCACCGTCAACCCTGGCGCTCAAGGAACTCAAGCACTCAAGCAACTCTTATCCTTCGTCCCCGACAAGCTGGTCTTGCGCAGCCAGGAAGCCTTCACCAAGAACCCCCTCCCAGACGAGGAGAGCTGCTATTCCTACGGAACAGGCCACGTCATCCTGGCCGGCCAGTACAGCCACGCAGTCACCCTGTCCCGTTCCCGTGCCCTGGGACAGGACGAGTCCAACGACCGCATCGTCGAGGATGCCCTCGACTGGGACTTGCTCGAGCTCGCCATCGACATCCTCGAACAAGTGTATGACCCCAACCTCCAGACCGCCACCAGGGCCCAGGAGAGGGCCGACGCCATCCTCCGCACCCAACAAACCCAAAGAACTTCAGCAACTATCGTCGTCCCCACCAACGTCGGCCAGCAGCTCCTAGACGTAGTCGAGCTCACCGACGAGCGCTGCGGTATCTCAGAGGAGAACTACCGGGTCCAGGCGATTCGAACCCACTACGACCGCCGCAA